CCGATACTCTTAATGAATTTTCAAATATTAATTTTTTTACTATTCCATCTCTTAGTTTTGTTATTTTTTCTTTTAATTTTTTATCATTATCGCTATATTTATTTTGAATTTTATTATATTCTCTTTTATAATTTGATTTAATTGTACCTTTGAAATCAGACATTTGTTCTAAAAGCAAACTAAATATTTGAGTTACTGGTTTCATAATTTGATTTGTAATATAAAACGAATAGTCAGGTTTTAATTTATTTTCTATGATATAATTTGGACTTTCTACTCTATCTCCTTGTAATTTTACTTCTTTTTTCGTTTGAATATAAATGAATGGAACTCGCGAACCAACTGATGGTTTATTACCTGGGTCTCGTTTTGCAATTCTATCTGCTAATACTTTATGTGCTATTGAATCCGGATTTTTGTAGAATCCGTTAAGAGATTTTGTAATAATTAGTTTATCTAATCCTATCTTTTCATTTACCATATCTTTGATATATGATTTTACAAAGTTAGCAGCAATATCTGCTGATTCTCCTTTCATTAACAAATCTACAACATGACCATAACAATCTTTTACACATGCGGCATTATCTCGTCTTTTCAAAACAATTCCCATTGACTTCATTTTACATTTATTTGGATTTGTTTCGTATAACATTCCCACATACCTCTTTTTAGATAATAGCAAGAATGGCATAAACGTTTTCTCATATTCTAAATCGTGTGGTTTTTTTAAATACATCGTTGCTAATTCTCCAGCTTGTATTGCTAATTCAATCGTAATTTCTAACGCTTTTTTACCTTCTATCTTTGTTCCATCTAATTCTTCCAAATTAAATGTAAAGAATACTGAATCAGTATTTTTCACAATTAATTCAAATCCGGTATTAAAATTACCTGTTTCTGTCTCAATATCATATACAAAATCATTTGATAACCCTAATTTATCGATTTTTTTTATAATTTTAGGATTTTTACGTTGTTTGTTAGTTGTACAAGTTAAACGAATAATACTTAATTTATCACTTCTTGTATTTAAAGAAACATTAAACCCTAAACTTTTACACAGATAATATAACATAGCAGAACCTATTTTACCTTTATTATCTAATCTAATACATTTCACCTTTTCATTTTTACATTTTGAACCATCGGCTAAGTAATAACCGGCAAAATATGCTATTTTTAATTCTTTACTTCCATTAAGATAATCTGTTGGAATTATTTTTAATTTATCTTTATTGTAACATTTTTCTCTGAATAAACCTACATATTTTTTTATATTTCCACAGTTAGGCACTATTTTATAAACACCAGAACTTTTAATTGTATTATTTATTTTGAATTTATCTCCAAAAATTTCCTCACATAATGATTGTAAAATTTTACACATCTCAATATTTTTTTGATTTAAAGCCCAACTATATTTTTTTCCAGATGGACAATTATAATATCCGCAAGAACCATCGCCATAAAAGAATCCGTAAATAAAAGCTTTTTTTTCCGAGATAGATTTTTTTTCAATATTTTTTATATAAGTTAGAATATCTTTTAATTTCATATCTGTTTTTTCAAATGTTGGATAATTATGTAAAAGAGTTTGTCCAATTTTAATTTCAGTTGGTTTTAATATTTTACCCTGTTCATCTAATAAGCTATGGTCTTCTGTAACATCTACTACTCCTGTATGTGTATTTACTCTATACATTTGTTTTATAGTTTTATGTCGAATTACTCTTTTTATATCACTCCATCCTTTTGATGTATATATTTGATAATTATTTACGTTTGCTTGTTGCTTTTCCTTTCTATTTGACTCTCCTACTTTAAATCCATCATATTCCTTCCAATCATTATTTAAATTATTTATTTGTTTAAATTCGATATTCCCTGTATTTTTATTTTTTAATAATAAAGGTGTATCTTTTGTAACACTATCACCATAAATATATTCTGAACGTGAAATTACTGACTTTGATTTTACCTTACCATAATTTTTTGTCTCTACAATTCTATCTTTATAACATTCTTCAACAATTCTCTTAGCATATAATAATAATTTTCTACCTGTTGCTGTGGTAGAAGCCGCAATATCTTTATCATAAAACGCACTTGTTTTTGCTCCTGTTTGACCATATAAAGAATTTGCTACAACCTTTTTACTTAACTGTCTTTTATCAAAGACATTTTTCATAAAATCATTATATGTATCTTCGATTTTTTCCACATCTTCTTTATTTACACTTATTTTATCTCCCTTTTCTGGAATTATTGTATATTCGTCTTCACCTTTATTCAATAATCCACTATAACTTTCTCCATTTTTTAATGTTACTGTTTTAAATTTAATTAATTTTCTTGTTGCTTTTCTTGATGCTAATAATTCACGCAATACAGTTGGCATAATACCTTTATCTTCTCCGTGAAATTGAACAAATCGACAAATTTTTCTACCACATTTAATTTTTTGAGCTGCTGATGCCGGCGTTTTTCTAACATACTTATATGTATCATATTGGATATCAACATATTTATAGTCAGCTAAATTATCATATATAAAATTACCATCTTTATCTCTTTCTCCCCAAATTTTTATTTCGTTCCCCGCTAAATCATATTCTTTTGTCCAAACTTTGGTATCCTGAGAAATATTTTCACTAATCATACAACTTGGATATAGAGATGAATAATCATTTACAGCTACAGGATTTTTTCTATATAACCCCGTTTTGGGTTCTAATACAATTGCTCCTTCGAATCCATCATTACTTTCTGATTTTTGTAACATTGGCATAAATGTTTTAATTTTTCTACATTCTTTTGCTATAAAACTCAATAATTTAATACCTTGACCTCTCATTGCAATAAATTCGATTGGGACAGAACAAATTTTTGCCTGTTCAACCATCGCAGTATAAATATCATTTTTTATCATTAAATTATGAACCAAGTTACAATCCTGAAAACAATATTTTGCTACAATTGCTCTCGATGATGCTCCTTCATTTGTTAATCTGAAAATATCCTGTGGTGTTACGTCATCTTTTGCCAAACACCATCTAAATTTATGTTTTTTATCAATATCTATTTTATAATCTACTTCAAACGAATCATTTTGTAAATTACTAATTTTAAACTTTTTACCTTCTTTATATTTATCCGACGAATGTCCCAAAATTTCAAATACAATAAAATGTCCATTTTTTAATCCCATTAAATTTTTACTCTTTATTTTTGTTTTATTTTCAATAACATTGTAATCCTTAACTATATCTCCTATAAAATGTGATGCTACATAATCTAATTTATATGATGGTAGATTTTCTGCTTTTCTAAAATAATTATATAAATCAATCTGAATTCTTCCTGGGATTTTTACATAAACTAACTCGTATGTTCCACTTGCTACTTTTGTAGTACTGTTAATTATTTCACTTTTTTCATTTTTATTTCTATTCATTAATTTTAAGAATTCATCCTTACAATTCAATTCATCCGCTCTATCCAATAGAAAGTGCCAATCAAAACCAAAAGTATTATACCCTATAATGATATCAGGGTCTTCATTTTTTATTAGTTTTGCCCATTCCAACAATACATTTCTTTCTTGACCTCTTGAAACTATTTCACTATTTGGAACTTCTGGTGTATCATCGCACCTATTTAAAACTATCATATTATTATAATAAGGTTCCTTTTCACCTAATCTTAGAAATGTACTTCCAATAAATGTACATTTATCCCCTTCTAATTTTGGTAGAAATCCTGGTATTTTTTTATTTCTATCGTAACCTATTGCTTTATCGAGTATATCCAGTTTTTTTCCTGCATCATATTTTGAAGTTAAACAATGGACTAACGTGTTTTTTTTAAATTCCCAAGGAATATACATATCCCAATCTTTATATGCCGCTTTTTCTTCATCGTCCATCGCATCCCATTTCATTTTTTCAAAATAATTATCCTCGTCCGGATCTCTTCTTTCTAATAATTTTCCCAATTTATATCCTAAAATTCTATTTAATTTTGATTTAATTTGTTCCAATGACGGTTTGGATTTACTTTGTAAGTAAACACGGCTTATACCATTTACTTTACCATATTCAAATGCTGCTAATGATAATTTCACAAATAATTTATTTTTTTCTTCTATAGATTTTTTAGATATCTCTTTTTTATTTCTTGTCCAGTATTGAATTATTTCTCCTATCATTTTTCTATATGATTTTTTAGCTACTGGGAAATCACCATGAGATGATGAAGCCTCAATATCCCAACTCATTACTGTCATAGGAGTTCCTATCTCTTTTTCTAATAAAGGTACTATATTTTTATAATCTGTTTCATATTCATAATTACAATATGTTTTCTTATTAACCTTTTTTATTTTCTTAACTGAATTTTTAAATGTTATCCATCCAGATGGACTAATATCTTGAATGTGAAAATATCTTAAAAGAGGAGGTAAATTTGATTCATATAATTTCAAGAAAGTATCTTCATATTCTACTCCCCTTTTTTTTAATCTTCTTTTTTTGAAATTTTTATTATCTTCAAACCAAAGTTTTTTTGCTTTATTAAATGCTGTATGATTTTTAAAACCTATTTGTAAAAAGTTATTTTCTTTAAAATTATTAAATCCATATAATTTTTTTCCCTTTCTTAATTTACAAAATGTTACTGAATCTTCATACATTTGTCCCATTTGTTCCTTTAACCAAAATTTAAATCCTCTTACGTTAGGCTTTTCCCATTTGTCTGGAACTAAAATATAAAAGAATGGTTCAAAATTCTTTACAAATATACAACATGTTTTACCTTTCTCATTCATACCATACATCTTAATTAAAAACCTTTTATTGTCTTTATATTTTTCCTCTTCATCTCCCGCATCATCATACTTTATATTTAATACTTGAAAATCAAATAATCGAAATTCTGGTTTATTGAATGGCATATTCTAATAAATATATTTTGTATTAGGTTTATTTCAATTTTGTTAGATATTAAAAAATTGAACAATAAATAATATAAAATCAATATATTATTTATATTATAATGACCGATAGAGGCATTCCTGAAGAGATGAAAACTGGATTTAATCTTGTCGAAGATGACGGTAGAGATGTTGTTGAAAATATTGCATCAATTGTTTTAGTATTTATGGAAAATGCTGTAAAATCCGCAGATATTTATGTAAAGCACACGAAAAGAACTACAATTACTGCCGAAGATATTAAAAGAGGACTTATGTTAGAAGTTTTCTTTATGAAACAAAGACCTAATATGATTGAGCACTGCGAACAAATGAAAGAAACAATAAAAAAAATTCAAGATGAAGACGATGATAGTGATGAAGAGATAGAAATATACGGAGATGAAGATGAAGTATTTAAAGAAAGTGAATGTACATGCCCTATGTGTGGTTGTATGAATACCATTTATACAAGATGGGATACTTTTACTCCTGAAACCGCAATCGAAAAGGCTATGGCTAAGCATATTGAAAATATTTGCTAATCAAAATTATGTCTAACAAATTTTGTAACCATTCCTATGCGTTTTGCATCCTTGAAATAACTAATAAATTCAGGGTTTGAGGTTACTTCTGTTACCTCTACTTCTTTTCCACCAGTATTTAAATATATATAAGAGTAATAAGATAATTCAATACTTTTTTTCTTGGGATTAAATCTATGATATTTCTTTTGGGTTGGAGAATACCATGCGTAAAGCATTTTAGTTGCCATAATTATACTATATTCACATATAGTATTTATTTAATTCAATTTTCTTCGTGTCCTTCGTTTTCTTCGTGTCCTTCGTTTCCTATTTTTCTTTCTTTTCTTTGTTTTTCTTCTTCTTTTTCTTTTTCTCATACCACCTCTCATTGTTTTATCGGAATTTTTTAGTGTTTCTTTAATATAATTTACTAAACTACCAACATCGCGGTTTCCATTATAATCTGCTTTTTTTCCTCCTTCTCCTGTCATTGAAAAAATCCAAGGGTATCCTGGAACTTCTTGTGAATCTATACAATTTACACTTGGTATCATCTTTTCCTCAATGCTTACCAATAAACCATCACCTTTTTCCTTTTTTATTGCGTTTTCAACTGTTGTCCATATCTTATTCAGTTCCTTACAGTGACCGCACCAAGGTGCCCATACTTTACAAATTACTTTTTGTTGATTATTAGTCATTAGTTTATTAAATTCATTTACATTTCCTGGGTTTAAATTCAAAACTCTCATTTAGTGTATGGAGAGAAATTTATTTATTTAAATATATATATATGAATAAATTTGATAAAATAAAATTAGCAATTATAGCATCAATATTTTTATTAGGACTTTATTTTGTTTCAACAAGAAAATCTGGACTTATTAAAATTACAGAAACCTTTAAGGGTAATGATTGCCCTAATGTTTTAATAAAAAAAGGAAAAGAATTACATCTAACCAATACAAAAAAAGCAAAGGTTCCTGGTGTAAATCCTATTATATTTAAAAGTTTAGAAGAATATGCCGAATACGTTGCTTGGGGACAAAAAGTAGGATTAAAATGTCCAATTTTATACTACGAAGAAACATATAACACTCAAAATGAAAAAGGATTACGATTATTAGATAATCCATTTACTCCTTCTGCTGGATTGTCCAGTAATAATCACCCTCACAAACAAGCTCAAACTGTTGCTTTAATGGATGCTAATAGAGATGACCCTCCATATAATCAAAATAATTATGCTGGTATTGACCCACAAGACCAATATGTAGGCGTTAGAACCGAGTTAGATAATATAAAATTGCAACAAGATCCTAAAAATTTAACTTATGCAGCCCCTTGTTCAAGTTGGGGAGGAAAATGTACACCTAATTAAATATATAATTAAAATTTTATATATTTAAAATACACCTCCTACTTTTTTTGCTGTTCCAATTGCACCCCCATCTAATACTAAATCCATTGCTGATAACAAATGACTCGATTCCACTATAGACTTTCTTTTATCTTTTCCATCGACTACCATATCCTTTAAATCTTTTCTCATTTGTCTCATTATTTTTTCTTTTTGTATTTCAACCAAATCTTTAAATTCTGGTAAATCTTCTATTTGGTCTAATTCTTCATCTTGGTCTCCATATCTTTCACTTAGATCATCATAATTATCTAATTGTTTTTGTAATTTTTCAGCAAGTCTATCCAATTGTCTATCCTCTAAACCCTCTACTAATTTATTACTTGTAACAATTTGTGATAATCCTTTTCCACTAATCTCTAACATACCAAATAACACATATACAGCTATTAAAGCTAATGTTAAATATCCTAAAGTTTTTATAATTCTTTCTGGACTCATTATATATTTAATAAATATTTAATTTGTATCTATTACGATTACATTAGATTTTTGATAAAGCAAAAATTGCACTATATTTCTTATACTTGTTTTTGATATCCTTCTTTTTATACCCGAATCTGTAACAAATGTTAATGAATCCATACATTTTTGGTCTGTATCTAAAGCACACAATAAATTATATAATGAACCAAATTTATTCATAATTATCTGGGATGTATGAGAACTTACCCCTGGTATTTGACTTAAAATTATTTCCCCAATATTTTCCGGAGTTATATTTTCTTTTTTTACTTTTTTAACAACTTCGCTATAATTTTTGGGTTTTAAAATCTCTCCAGTTTCGTAATATGAAACTTTTTTTTTCTCACGATTTAATTTATCACACATTCTTAAAATATATTCTGCTGTCTCTGTCATATCAATCGTTTTTATTACTGAAAATCCTTTATAATAATTTAAACTAAATATTGCAGAATATAATGTATTAGATTGAACTTTATATCTATTTTGCCAAATAGATAAATTACCTTCTATTAAATAAACTATGTTGTGATTATGAACTGGATTATTCATTAATCTATGAGACTGTTCTACATATCTACCATCCTTTATTGATGATGCTAAATCATTCAAACTTTTTCTTTCCACTATTATTTTTTCATTTCCTTCATTATCACACAAAATTACATCTCCTAATGGTAAATTTTCTATTTCTATTTCAATATTTTTAAATTCAAATTGTTTTAAAAATGCGACTAATAATTTAATTAATCTTTTTTCTCTTACATCAACTTTCAACTTCATATACTTAAAAACTTTCGTTAAGTTTAAATTGTTTTTAAAATAACATAAACAAATGGCTATCAATAATATAAGATGGATACTAAGACACTATTACAGGACGGCGATATTGAAAAAGATGCTGAAGACCTAATTTTTAACCCTTTTAATTCTAATAATAAAGAAATTACTGAAGACGAGGTATGCGATATTTTAAAGAAATATGGCGTACCAGATAAAGTTCATAATATTAACTTATATAAACGAGCATTCGTTCATAAATCATATTGTAAAAGACCTGCTCTTGAAAATGAAGCAAACGAAGTTATTATTGCAGATAGACCTTCTGCCTGTATGAAATTAAAAACAAAATCTAATGAAAGATTAGAATTTTTAGGAGATGGAGTATTAGAATGTATAACTAAATACTATTTATATAGACGTTTTCCTAAGGAAAATGAAGGGTTTATGACAGAAAAAAAAATTGCTATTGTTAAAAATGAACATATTGGTAAATTAGCATATGAAATGGGATTAAATAAATGGTATATTATCTCTGCAAACGCAGAGGAAAAAAAAACAAGAACAAATCTTAAAAAATTGGGTTGTTTATTTGAAGCTTTTTTGGGGGCTCTTTTCTTAGATTTTAATAAAATTTCTATTAAAGACGAAGACCAATGGTTTGATAATGTATTTGTTACTGGACCTGGATTTCAAATTGCACAAATTTTTGTAGAAAAAATATTAGAATCGCATGTAAATTGGGTTGAATTAATTCAAAATGATGATAATTATAAAAATATATTACAAGTTATGCTACAAAAAGCTTTTCAAATTACTCCAATATATAGAGAAATTTCTGAATGGGACGAAGAAACTGGATATCACATGGGAGTTTATTTATGTTTAAATAAAAAGAAACACGAATTTACACCAAATGATGATTTTATTGAACCTATTGAAAAATATATTAATAAAAATAACCCTGCTTTAGAAAATTTGAAAAATTATTGGGATACTTGTGAGAAAAATGATAACATTGGATTAGTAATTATTTTGGGAGATAGCAAACACAAAATAAAAAAGAAAGCTGAACAAGCTGCTTGTAAAATTTCTATCGAAAAATTATCCTAATTATTTTTTATAATATTTTTATTTTTTGCATATAGATTTTTTTCAACTGAAATACGATGTTTTTTTACATTTGGAGAATTATTATTTGAACGTCTATTTATATCTGGTGTTCTTACCTTTTTGTTTGAAAATTTAACACTGGTATCTATTTTCAAATTAAATTTATATTTCATTATTATTAATATTATTATTATTTTTTTAATATATAAAACTTTTTTATATTTAATTTGTATAGATGTCCGAATTATTTTTAGAAAGACTATCAAAAAAAAGCAAACCTCAAAAACCAAAAATTCGTGAAATTATATTAGAAAAAGGACAAGTTGATGTTGATATGACTCTTGTAGATAAAACCGATTCGAATTATAATATTAAAGCTCTTAGACAAAAATTAAAAAAAGAGAGAGGATTATCTGTTCCAAAATTATTTAAATCAGCTCCTCCTCCTTCTATACCCCCTGAATCAAAAACTTATTCACCAAGTGATACTGATATCAAAAAACCTGTCAAATTAACTAAAACCGTTAAATTACCTGGAGAACAAATTGAAGAACCCGGTGAAAAAAGAGAAAAAAGAAAAAGAAGAATTGCCGAAATAGAAGATATTAAATTAGAAATGGATGCAACATTAATAGAAGTTGATGACGAACCTCTGGGTAATAGATTACCCAATAAAGAACCTTCGGTAAATATAAAAGCAAATGCTTATTATTTAAATGATAGAGAAATTTTTATTAATTTTGTTAATTCTATTTTTAAAGATTATGGTGATGTATTGAAGAATGAAGATAAAAAAGATATTACATGTGAATCTCTATCTAAATCTAAATCTAAATCTTTCTCATTAATGATTCACCAGCAAATTGTTAGAGACTATATTAATATTTATACGCCATATAGAGGGCTTTTATTATATCATGGTTTAGGTGCCGGCAAAACCTGCGCATCTATCGGTATTGCCGAAGGAATGAAAAATAATAATCAAGTATACATTTTTACTCCGGCATCCTTAAGAGCTAATTATATTAGCGAACTTAAAAGTTGTGGCGATCCTATATATAAATTAAATCAATATTGGGAAAAAATAAATACTATTGGTAATCCTCATTTAGAAAAAGCCTTATCTGAAATTTTAAATATACCTGTTGCTTTTATTAGAAAACAAAAATTCGCATGGATGGTTAATGTTAATAAACCAAGTAATTATAAAACATTTTCCCCTGAAGACCAAGATTCTATTAATAAACAAATAGAACAAATGATACAAAAAAAATATAGATTTTTTAATTACAATGGGATGCGTAATTCACATTTAGATAATCTCATAAGAGAAGCTTCCGGAGGTATTGAAGAGGAAGAAGATGTTGAAGACCAAGATGAAGAGGGAGGCGAATCTAAAAATAAAGATAAACCCATTAATACTACTATTAATCCTTTTGATAATAAAGTTATTATTATTGATGAAGCACACAATTTTGTTAGTAGAATTGTTAATAAATTAAAAACTAAAAAAAAAACACTTTCCATAAGATTGTATGAATATATTTTAAGTGCTACCAATTGTAGAGTTGTATTTTTAACAGGAACTCCTATTATCAATTACCCAAATGAAATTGCTGTTTTGTTTAATATGTTAAGAGGTTATATTAAAACATATTACTTTAAATTAGACACAAGTAAAAGCTCTGGAAAAATAAATAGCAAAAAAATATTGGATATTTTTAAAGAAAAAAATAAATTAGCTAATTATATTGAATATAGTGCTTCCAAAACAACACTCGTTATTACTCGTAATCCATTTGGATTTATAAATAAAAAAAAAATGTCTAAAAAAAACAAAATATACGCAGGTGTTGCTATTGGAGAGAAGGGTCAAAAAAGTGACAAATATTTTCATAATTTTGTAATAAGAAAATTAAGAGAAAATAATATTGAAGTAGTTAAACAACAAAGCAAAATAGAAAATCATAAAGTTCTACCTGATTCTATGGAAATTTTTAAAAATATGTTTATAAATCCTCAGAACGGCGAAATGAAAGAAATAAATTTATTTAAAAAACGCATACTAGGTTTAACATCTTATTTTAGAAGTGCGAGTGAATCATTATTACCAAGATATGATGGAATACCAAAGGTTTATCAAATAGATATGAGTCCTCATCAATTAGGAATTTATGAACGTGCAAGAGCTGCTGAAAGAAAAGAAGAAAAAAGAAATGCTAAAAAAAAATTAAAACAACAAGAAGGTATTTATGCTGATACTACTTCTACTTATAGAATTTTTTCAAGAGCTTTCTGTAATTTTGTTTTTCCAAATAAATTGGTTATGGATAAAACTCAGAAAGAACATTTATTAATAAGACCTATGCCCAAAATAGAAACTAATTTGGAAGATAATACCAAAGTTGTTATTGATAATAAAACAGATGAAGATATATTAGACGCAACATCCGTTTCCGATAAACTCGATAATATTGATGGATTATATTCACAGGAAGATATTGATACTATCGAACAACAACAAAGAGAACAAACTGATACAAGTTACAGGGGTAGAATCGATAAGGCTTTAAAATTACTTGAATTACACGGAGATGAATTTCTATCTGTTACCGGATTAAAAGATTATAGTCCTAAATTTCTACAACTCTTAAAGAATTTAAAAGATAAAAAAAACATTGGTCTTCATTTAATATACTCACAATTTCGAACTATCGAAGGAATTGGAATTATTACTTTAATTTTAAAACATAATGGATTTTCACAATTTAAAATTACTAATAAAAGAGGACCTTGGCAATTAGATATGACTGCTGAAGAATTAGCTAAACCTTCATTCGCATTATATACCGGCACTGAAACTGTTGAGGAAAAAGAAATAATAAGAAATGTTTTTAATGGAGATTGGGATAAAATTCCAAGTTCTCTTTCAAGTCAATTAAGAGAAAAAAATGTAAATAATAAGTTGGGGGAAATTATCACTATTTTAATGATTACAAGTAGTGGAAGTGAAGGAATTACTTTAAAAAATACACGTTATGTTCATATTATGGAACCATATTGGCATCCTGTAAGAACAGACCAAGTTATCGGAAGAGCAAGGAGAATCTGTAGTCATAAAGATTTACCAGTTGAATTAAGAACCGTTGAAGTTTTCATGTATTTAATGAAATTTAAAGATTCTCATTTAAAAGGTGACCCAGGTGCAGAAAAAAAAGAAGATAGAGAAGCACTTATTTCCACCTCATTAAAAACATCTATGGCAGATAGAAGTAAAATTAATAAACAATTAATATTTACAAGTGACCAAACATTATACGAAATTTCAAATATTAAAAAAACTACTAACGATTCGATATTAAGAGCTATAAAAGAAACATCCATAGATTGTGCTTTACATTCTAAATCTAATAAAACTGAGAGTTTAATGTGTTATTCATTTGGGTCTCCTTCAGTCGAATCATATTCGTATAAACCTAATTATAGTCAAGAAGAAAAAGATAAAATTCAAGCACAAAATACTAAAAAATTATCATGGAAGGGAAAAGTTATTAAACTTGGTGGAAGAAAATATATTATTAAACTTGATAATCCTGATATTAAAAACATAGGCGAAATATATGATTATGATGCTTATAAATCTGGAAAAGCTATTCGTATCGGTTCTACTATTTCAGGGAAAAATAACAAAATTAAATTTGTCAAAGTTTCAGACTCATTTTAATAATTTCAAAATTTCATTTTGATTTGATATTATTATATCTAATTTACTAATAATATCATCATTCTTTACTGTAGGTTTTTGTTTTAATTTTGATAAAAAATTTGATACATTATTATTTGTTTTACTATCACCATCATTAATATTAAATGTTACGCGTTTTTTATTAATTTTTATCGCATTATCTAAATTTATATTAGTATTTTTTTCTATTTTTAGTTTCGGTGTTTCATTTTCACGATTCAACCATTTTTGTGCTTTTTCTTGATCTTCTGTATTATATTTTTGAGTTATTGATTCTAATTCCTTTTGTCTATCTGCCAACGTTTGATTCATTATTATATCCAAGTTTTGTATTGGTAAATCCTCCTGATTATCACTGAAATCTATTTTATTTGGTTTTTTGGGATTTATCATTTTCTTAAATTGAGATTCTTGTGTTGCCAGATTTTTATCGAATACTTCCCGTGTCGATAATTGTATATTTTCAACTTTTACTTCTGGTTTATTTTGGTTACTCATAATAAAATTATAACCTCCTTCTACTACTTTTTTGTTCATTCCCTCTAAATCATTACCATAACCTAAATCAATTCTATTTATATGAAAATAATTACATTGTTGATTAATAAAATTATATAATTCAGAATCATTTATTTTCATATTATTATCTGACCCTATCGATTTTAATAAATCAAATAACATTTGTTTATTATTGTCTGATTGAACTGACATATAAATAAAATAAATAAATTAACTTTAATTATTTTATTGATTAAAATAGATTTTTCTTAATTTTATCATATAATCGTCCTTTATTCGTATTTTTACAAATTTATTAAAAGATACACCTTCTAATAACTGAATAATAAAATATAAACTATACATTCCACATTCGCTATCACTGTATTGATGTCTTTTTTTATTTTCAAATAATTTATATTTTTTTCCATTTCCTATTTTTAAAGATTGTTTTTGAACTTTGGTTTTAAATTTTTGAACTTGCCTTGGCATTTTCTCTCCATAACTATCCAAAAAATATATATGTCTTTTATCTGCATTTATATACATTGCTATCCAATGAGAACCTTCTTGATTATGTTTATCTAAATTAAAAATTATACCTATTTGAGTTTTTCCTTCAGATAAGGACTTTTCTAAACTAAATTCACATAATTCTTCCCATACACATTCCCCATATGCTAAATGTTTATCATAATCTATTGGAGATGGTCCTATAAAATCAAAATTACTATGTTTTTTCTCATATTGTTTCATTACTTCAACTATATCTGTACTTGATAACCACTCTGTCGGATTTTCTTTCCAAGATTCAGGTGCTTTCGGGGCAAATGTATAATCTTTCGTTTCTATATCTATATTCTCACTTATACACTTTTGTTTTATCCAACATGATTCTTTATTACAACTTTCATTAAAAATATATTGTAATGCTCTCCATATATTACGAGGTTTATTTGTTAAAATTTTTCTATCTTTATGTTTTTTATTCCAAATATTTTTTATTTTATGTAATCCTTTTACTGTATAACAAGTATAAGGTAATACATCTCCTTTCTTTTTGGGGGCACATTTTGATTTAAATAAATTTGTTTTCTTTTTTCTTGATTTTCTTTTCACTCTTTTGTTTCTTTTTCTTTTTGTTCTACGCGGCATAGTTATAAATTATTTAGATTTTTTCTTTTTAGATCTGTATTTTGGATCTTTCAAATTTATAGCCTTTGTTTTGGGTATTATTATTATTTCTTTTTTTCTTTCTTTTACTATTACTGGTATAAAATCTTCTATTTTATTTTTTTCTTTTTTTAGTTTTTTCATCAGTTTTTTATTTTCGTTTATTATTTCTAAATTTGATATTTTTTTATTTTTTTTCATTTCCTCAATATTTTTATATTCTTCTTGAAATATTTCTTTCTTATCATTGAATTTATAATGTTCGATTAAATTTTTTGCATAATTTTTAAAACAATTATCTAAATCGTTCGTTATTTTATTTCCTCTTAAATATTCTTTTGTATCTATTAAAATTCTTTTTCTATAAAATTTTATATCATCTAAAGATACTGTATCTGTATATTCAGTTGTTTTATTATATTTGATTCTGGGATTCTTCAAATATAATAAATCTATTTGATTATTCTTAGAAATATCCATATATTAAATATCTTTATTTCTTTTCAGGACTTCCTACTCTTTCCGGTTCTATATCTTTTGTTTGCTGTCTAATGTGGTTGTGAAATAATTTATGACCTAAATTACAGCCATTAGGATTAAAAGAATAAAAAGTTTCTTCTTTAAATAATAAATTATTTGTCATTTCTACCGGGTTTGTTGTTGGTACTAAATAACTGGAATTAAACATATCACTATTTGTTCCCGGTACATATTTACCTTGAACACATTTTTGTAAAGGATGAAAAGAATTATGTAACCTTGATTCTGTATCTACATTTCGTGAATATCCATCATATGGCGCACTACTTCCTGGATTAAATACATATTTTTGTGAATAAGGACTGAAATTTGCCTTTTTTACTGTTGCTTGTTTATGATTATCTACCATTCCAAATACTGTTGCATATGTATCTACTGGTCTGGAAAAATATGATGCACCCATTTGAACACTCGGAATATTTCTTTTATACATTCTATCACTTAATACCTGATTTCTATCTAATTGACAATAATATACATCGTGTAAATTCGTTCCCATATTTAAATATATATTATATTATTATTTTATTATATCTACAAATAAGTTAAAAAGGTTGTGCTAAATTATTTATATATGTGTGGGATTTTCGCTCTGCTAAACAGTAAATATCACTCTTTCACAAACATAAAAGAAAATTTTATGAAAACGCAAAATAGGGGACCCGAATATAGCGAACTTTTAGATATCCCAAAAATTAATACATATCTTGGTTTTCATAGATTAGCTATTAATGGTGTCAATGAAAAAAAATCTAATCAGCCTTTTTTTATTGATGGTATTTATTTAGTTTGTAATGGGGAAATTTACAACCATAAACAATTATTTACTATTTTAAATATTCTACCTAATAGTCGTTCTGATTGTGAAGTTATTATTCATTTATATAAACGATATGGTATTAAACAAACTCTTCAAATGTTAGATGGGGTTTTCGCATTTGTATTAATTGATACAAATAAAAAACAGATTTTTGTTTCAAGAGATACTTATGGTATTAGACCATTATTTACATCTGTTTTAAAAATATATGTTAACCCTGATACATACTATTATTCATATTTATTTTCATCTGAATTAAAATCCATTTCTGATATCGGAATGCGATTTGATCAAACTGTTAATCAATTCCTACCTGGACACTGTTCTAAATTTATATATGATGACGATTCACCTATTAAATTTATTGATGAGTTTGTATATTCTCAACCTATTTCTTTTTCTAATAGCTATACCTTTGGTTCTGTTTATACAACTATATATGAAAAAATATACAATGCTGTTCATAAAAGAGTTCAAAATACCGAAAGAGAAATTGCCTGCTTACTTTCTGGTGGTTTAGATAGTAGTCTTATTGCTGCTCTTGTTAAAAAAATACATAAAGGAGATTTACATACGTGGAGTATTGGTTTTAAAGGCAGTGAGGATTTGATGTATGCTCAACAAGTTGCTGACCATATTGGTAGTATTCATCATTCAATTGAAGTTGATGAACAAGAATTTTTAGATGCTATCCCTGAAGTTATTTATAATATAGAAAGTTATGATACAACTACAGTTAGAGCAAGTGTTGGTAATTGGTTGATTTGTAAAAAAATAAAAGAACAAAGTAATGCTAAGGTTATTTTTAATGGCGACGGTGCTGATGAGGTTATGGGAGGATATTTGTATTTTCATGAAGCACCTGATTCTATCGAATTTGATAAAGAATGTAGAAGATTATTAACAGATATTCATTGTTTTGATGTATTAAGATCTGATAGAAGCATTTCTTCTCATGGATTAGAAGCAAGAACACCATTTCTCGATAGAGCATTTGTTGATTATTATTTGTCCATTGATTATCATTTAAGATGTCATGGAAAAAAACATAAACCTGAAAAATATCTTATTCGTGAAAGCATTGAAAAAATGGATGCTAATTTACTACCCAAATCTGTATTATATAGAACCAAGGAAGCATTTAGCGACGGTGTTAGCAAACAAACCAAATCTTGGTTCCAGATTATTCAAGATTATGTTAAAAATGTTAAATTTTCACATTTGGAAAGTATTGATGAAGAAACTATTATTAAGGACTATAATCCATATTTATTTAATCGACCCAAAACATTAGAACAACTTTATTATAGAGATACATTTGCAAATCATTTTCCTAATCCTATATGCTCTAAAATTATTCCATATTTTTGGATGCCTAAATTTGTAGAAGCTACAGATGCTTCCGCCCGAACCTTAAATGTTTATAAAGAAAAGATTAAATTAAATAATTAATTTCTAATTTTAAAATATATGAATTCTACATCTTGTAAAAAATGCAATGGAACAGGATTTATCCAAAATAAAAATGTATTATTTTGCAAAAATAATACATTGAAGCTAAGCTATCATTTATGCTATTTATGTGAAAATAAAAAATCTCAATTCAACTCTAAATACATATTATGTGATAACTGTCACGGTGACGGATATTTTATAAAAAATGATTCAAAAAACCTCCCTTCTTTTTAGTCTTATTTTTTCTTTTTATTCTTTTTTTTCGAGAAATATTATGTTTATTTTCTTTTACAAAAGACTTTAGTTTTCCTAATATTTCTTTCTTATAATTCTTTCTTGAACTTATATTTGATATTCTATATTTAAACCCTAAAGGGTCATCTCTTGAAAATTCTAACATATTTTTTTTGAATTTTTCGTGCTCTGAATTTTTTATTAATTTACCAATTGGTGTTTTTAAAAATCTATTAGACATCAATTCAAATTTTATATCATGTTTATATGCTCTTACTTTTATGTATTTTACTGATTTGTCTATCATATAAGGGTGATTAATATCGTCTAAAAATACTATATTTGCTGTACTTTTTATTTTTCCACATTTCAATAAATCTTTTACTGTTTTTTCATGTGTTGTTCTATTTCTTTCGTAAATTTTGTTATCTACTTTCCAAGCTGCTATTGTTCTATCAAATAATTTATATTTTAATTTTGATTCTATATAATTTTTTATATCATGAACCCATGATTTTGGTCCCATATTGTTAGTATATATAAGCACTTTTACACATTTTAATTTTAATTTCACACTTTTTATATATTTGAAAATACTCATTGTATCCGGTCTAAATATTTCTGGGAAAATATCAAATATTTTATACAGTTCTTTTTTATTTAATTTTCTCTTTAAATAATTTTCTATTCCTTCCACAAATATAGCTATTTGTGTGAAGTATCCTATAGTCTTATCCAAATCAAAAACAAATACTAAACTTTTATTTTTTACGCACTTTGTCATCATAAATTATATTGATATTATTATTTTTCCAAATAATTCAATACACCTAAAATTATATTTTCCTGATTTGTTAGTTTTTGAAATATATAGCATTCATCAAATTTTATTTGAAAAATTCTATTCATATTATTTTTTACTTTTATTTGAACACAATCATTTATAATGTCTATATCAATTATTATGCCACCATTCGTTAATTTGATTTTATCTGGGTTTTTTAACGGTATCCATCTAATATAACAACCATAATTTATATCACTCATATCGCTACAGTATCTGTATGATTTTAGTTTTTTGTGCATTATTTTTAATTCTTTTCCAGATAACCCCAATCTCTGAAGCATATCATTTTTCAATGACTTTATTCTACTACTGCTTAAAGTCATTATTGATTCATTTGTCTCATTTCCTAAAGCATTTAACAGTTCATCTATGTTTTCTTCACTCATATTATATATATTATGCTCTTATTTTTAAATATTTTTTCATTTACTTAAAAAAGAGAACTACTTAAAATAAGAAAATTTAGACCATTATGCTCTTATTTTTATAAATTTCAAAAAGTCACTACCTACAAGATTTTTATCCAGTAACAATATTTTTAACAAACTATTTTGCGAAAATCGATTTTGGACATTTATCAGAATGTCCAAAATTGAAATATAGGATAAGTTTTGTAAATTTCAAGTACCCAAAAATAGTATTTATTATCATCTTGTAGGGAATTATTTATAAGTTATAAAAATAATTGTGACTGAAAAATTTAAAATGTTTTTGAAAAGGATTTAGCAACTTTTTTATATAATCCTAATATAAGCAGGGTATGTTGGAAAGTTGCTCAACAATAAATTCAAAGTTTTTTTGTAAAAAATGTAACTATTCTACGTGTAAAAAAAGTAGTTGGAATAAACACATTAAGACCAAAAAACACATTAGGAAAGGTGCTCAAAATGTTAGGAATATTAGGAAAGTTGCCAAAAAAGTTGCTAAAAAAGTTGCTCATAAAAAATTTTCATGTGAATTTTGTGGAAAAAAATATTCACATAGGTCTACATTATGCACTCATAAAAAGACCTGTAATGTAAAAAAAGAAATAGAAGATACAGCAGAGGTTGAAGAACAAGTAAAAAAACTATGGTTTGAAGAAAACAAGAATTTAAAATCAGAGATAGCAGAACTAAAATCTATAATGAAAGATATGATATTATCACAAAAAGATATTATAGGCTCGCAAAAAGTTGTGACAGAAACACAAAAAGATATAATGAACTCACAAATAGATAGAGATAAGGCTATAGTAAAATTAGCTGAAACAAAAGCTATTAGTACATCTCAAACAGTATATAATAATTGTAATAATCGTAATATGACTATAAATGTTTTCTTAAATGAACAATGCAAGGATGCTTTAAATTTAACAGATTGGGTTCAAAATATAAAGGTTACATTGGAAGACTTGGAATATACAAAAGACAATGGATTTGTTGATGGAGTTACAAATATTATAACTAAACAACTAAGAGATTTAAAACCAACAGAGAGACCAATACACTGTAGTGATAAAAAACGCTTACAATTTTATGTAAAGGATAATGATGAATGGACAAAAGATACAAATAATAAAAAATTAGATGAAACGCTTAGAGATGTTAAGTTAAAATTACCCAAAAGTTTGACAGAATGGGAGAAGATGAATCCAACTTATAAAAATGACCCAAGATTAATGGATGAGTGGATGAATATCATGGCAGGTATAAGTGAAGGAGATACAGGAAACATATTAAAAGAGAAAATGGCATTGAAACGAAAGATAGCTACATATATAGAATTAAAAGAAGCAATGGCATCTACTAAGTAAAATTGAATAATAATTTATATATTATTTTGTATATAAATTATAATGAATTATGAAATAGGAAAAATATTGTGTGGAGCAGTTGATTCGAGTAAAATAAATTTGACAGGTGAGAATGATGGAAGAACAGAATCTATGAACAGTGAAGTAGAATTAACAAATTGTATAAGAGAAAAATGTTCTCAAATAGAATTTCTTCCAAAAGGACATAACAGAGCCTTTGGTGATATTACACCATTAATAGATAATATTGAATATCCTATTAATATAAAAATGGTAGATTGTTCAAAATCCGGTACATATAATGGAGGTGGTCCGACAGTATTTAATTATGTATTATTTGGTAGAAAGAATACGTCATGGAATGCGTTACAAAATAGAATAATAAAAAATAAACCAAATAAGTGTGTAAAAAAATATTATTACTTAATTTATTTTAAAAATAGTGATAAAAAAAGTATATTTTGTTCATTGGGAGATATAGCTTGCGAATCAATTCAAATAAATCCAAGCAATCCAATTCAATTGAGAAAAGATATTAAATTAGTTAATCGAACACCAGAAGAAGAAGCAAAATTTATTATAGGATTATTTGAGGCTGTATTATTTAAAAGGGCAGAACCATATTTAAAATACACAGGGGCTATTGCATAATTGTTTATGTCCAATCTTAAATCTATTAGAGAATATATAATTTTCTTTGAATTTATCACTATTTAAATATTTTACAATTTTTTTTAAATCTACTTCTTTTTTTGGAATCATCATAAGAAGAGCACCACCAAAATATTCAACTTTTCCTTCAAATGCTACTTCTTTATTTCTTGTTAGATTTGACACATAAATGCATTTTTTACCGATATTTTTTTCAATATTTAGCATATTTCTGGGTGCTCCCCATAACCACCAATTTTGTTCTGTATAACTTTTTATTTTACGATTAATCAAAACATCTTTATTTTCTAACATATAATTATTTAAATTTTCATTAGGCGTTGGAAATACTTCGATAAATATATATTTATCGCGTACATTTTTTTTGTTTAAAAGAGTAATATTACCGAATTGATTATTTTTATATACAGTTTCTTTACCAGTAACCATACCAACATATACATTGAAATAATCACCTATAATAAAGTTGTTTGTGATTTCAGTATTGGAAAATGTAATAATTCCATTTGTGTTTATTAAATATTTCAGTTGATTATTATATAATGTTTTCTTTTTTTGTTTTGACCATTTGTAATAACGAAAAACAATAATATCAATACTGGCATTAGCAAATAAATTTTCATTGTTTGGATGATATATGTGTGTGAATGTTCCGGATTTCATCATTTTAATTAATAATTTTGAAGCACTGGTTAATTTTAAGAAATCACTTGGAACTATAAATATTAACTCACCTTTTATTTTTAGTAAATTAAAACATTTTTCAATAAATTCTAAATACAAATTTCCGGTCGATTTTTTAACATAAGGGGGATTTCCAATAATGGTTTTATATTTTTTACTAATATTTGCTTTAATAAAATCACCATAATTAACTTTTTCTCTGTCGATATTTTCTAATAGTTCAATAGATTCATCTAATTCATACATATCAAAATTAACATTATAATTTTCAGTAATATATTTTACCAGGTCGCCTCTTCCTATAGATGGTTCTAATATGGTTTTGGGATTATTTTTAATAAAATCTAATATAGTATATTGTAATGTTATATCTGTAGTAAAATATTGTCCTTTTGAGTGTATGTCATTCATTTAATAATTAAAATATATTTAATTTGTTATTAAATCAATTTTGTATATAATATTATGTAAAATCAAATTTCAATCGATAAAAAATTAGTTAAATTTTCCCCTTGAACATCTTTAATTTTCCTTAAAAATAAATAATTATTTTTTTTAATTTCTTTAATATTTAAATCTTTATATTTAAAATCCATAGCACTTGTATATGCAGGATTTGTATTTACATAAATGAAATTAATTTTTTTATATTTTAAATTTAAAAATGTGAATAGATTAATAAAATAATATTCGTCTGGAACGGTAAAACGAGAAAATTGGTATGTTAAATTATTTTTTTGTATAACTAATAAATCATTTTTGGTAATACCGAAAAACATATTTTGTTTTTCGAAAATATTAAAAGGAACTTTATTTTTAAAGTTTTCATCTAATAGAATATGTCTTATATAGTTGAATTTTTTTTGGAAATCAGTTGTTAAATTTTTAGGTTGTATAGAGAATAAAGACGAGTCAAAATTTTTTTTCATATAGTTAAAATCCCATAAAGGTATCATGTCAGAGGATAATGATATAAAATAATCACAATTATCTGTAAGGGCTTTATCAAATAGAAAAAGAGTAGCGTTAACTAAACTTATATCGCCCCATTTAGTATTAACGGTATTCGTATAAATATTATTTTTTTCAAAAATTGGGTGATATTTAAATTTATTTTTGGAGTGTATATAAATACTATATTGACTTGAAGGTATTTGAGAGAAAAAATGATTCCATAAATCTAAATTATAAATTTGATCATAAACTAAAAAACAAAATGCGATTTTCATTATATAATAATAAGTAAATCTTTTATTATTATATTTAAAAAAATAAATACTTAGTAAATGGTTATTTAAAAACAAAAATAATTATTATATAAAATGGAAGCATATATGTATAAATATAGTTGTCCTGGGTCTTGGTGGGGAATGTATAATGGATTAAGAAATGTATATTCGGAGAATGAATTAACAGATGAGGAAGCTCTTAATTTGGCAAAACAAGATATAAAAAGTACTACAGGTTTTAAGAATTGTTCAGCAACTCTATTGGTAAAGTATAAATTATCAATAGAATCAGTAAAGGCATATCCAGATATAACTAAAATTCCATTTTCAGAGCCATTAAGATTACCTAAAAAAATAGGTTTAGATTAAAAAGCAGAACCAAAAGCACCGTATCCATCATTGGCTGCCATAGGAACCATAGGAGGAGGAGGTGTGTTAGCATCTTGTAATCCTTGACTGCCTGCGTCATTGTACATATCATTGGAAGTGGCTTGATTTTGTGGTGGTAACATTTGTGTTGGGCTTGACATAGCATTATGAGCACCTAAGTAGTCAGCACGACTGGGAGAATGAGTTGGCATACCAGCTCTTGAGATAGGCTGTGTTACTTTAACAACAGAGGCATCATTCTTTTGGGCATTTTTCTTATCATCTTTTTTCTTTCCGTCCCAAATATCCTTCATTCTATTCATCAAAATCTTAGTCTTTTCTCCAATTTTAGTGTGACTGTCGTAGCTTAATGCTAATAGTAATAAAATAATGCTAAATATATTCATTTCACCGAATGCTCTTCCACTGTAGGTAGGAACATATGTGATTAATCGGTGAAGTAAAAAGAAACCTGCTAAAAGAAGTAAAACTTGACCGATAACTTCTGCTAATATTTCTAAATTACTTTTACTTTCATCTACTTCGGGAATAACAGAATCAACAATATAATTATAAAATCCCATAGGAATTATTGCTAAAAGGGCATATTGTCCAGTATTTAATAATTCGCATTTTGTATCGTTATCAAAATTAAATACATGATTTATAAAAGAATTTTTAACATTTTTTGTATTGTCTTCGTCCATATGAATTATAAAAAGAAATTAAAAATAGATTAATTATAATATATATATATGAGATTGGTTAAAAATGTATTACATTTTCAAGAAAGACAATATTTAAGCTTAATAAAAAATATCATAGATAATGGTGTAAAGGAGGTAGGGAGAAATGGAACGACATATAGTGAAATAGGAGGAATGATGAGATTTTCATTAAAAGATAATACGATTCCATTAATGACAACAAAAAAGTTAGCATGGAGAACTTGTTTAAAGGAGTTATTATGGTTTGTGAAAGGAGATACAAGTAATGATAATTTACAAAAAGATAATGTAAAAATTTGGAATGGAAATGCAACACGCGAATTTTTAGATGCGAGAGGATTATATAATTTAAAAGAAAATGATTTGGGACCGGTTTATGGTCATCAATGGCGATTTTGGAATGCAAAATATGAAAATTCCGAAACAAATTATAAAGGTAAAGGAATAGACCAATTACAAAATATAATAGATGAGATTAAATATTGTAAAGAAAATAATGAAACATCACGTCGTCTTATAATGAGTGCGTGGAATCCTGAACAAATAGATGAAATGGCATTACCACCTTGTCATGTGTTATCACAATATCATATAACAGAAGGAAATAAGTTAAGTTGTTCATTATATCAAAGAAGTGGTGATATGGGATTAGGAATCCCTTTTAATATAGCATCTTATTCGTTTTTAACCCATTTATTAGCAAAGCATTGTGATTTAGAAGCAGGAGATTTCGTGCATTTTATAGGAAATATGCATATATATGACGATCATATCGATGTATTAAAGGAACAAATAGTGAAGGCACCTTTTGATTTCCCCAAATTATATATAAATGAAAAAAAAGATAATATAGAAGATTATGAATTTAATGATTTTAAAGTAAAAAATTATAAATTCCACAAACAGTTGAAAATGAAAATGAGAGTTTAATTACGTAATTTTTATATAATAATACTATACATATAAATTATAATGAATAGAATAGAAAGAAGAGTAGCAGGAAGGAGTGGTCCTCGACCGGGTGCAGCAGTATGTGCGCCAGGTCAATCAAATACGCCTCAGAGAGGTATGTTAGGGGGAGGTTCATTATTTACAAGAAGACGAGTTAATCAAGTAAATAATCAAGTAAATAATCGAGTTCAAAATAGAATGGTAAATACCAATCAATTACCAGCTTTAAGAGATTTAAAAAATCAAGATGGAAAATTAATGAGACTTGAGGAAAAGATAAATATAATAGAAGACCATGCGGTAATGAATATTTCAGATTTAGAGAGAAGACTAAGAACTCAAGAAGATAAAATTAATTTGATGACTGATACCTATCAACAAACAATGTCATCAATGAAAGAATATATAAAGACATTAAAATCAAGAATAAATGAATTAGAAAGCCCAAAAGTGGCTGTAGTAGCAAAAAAAATAGAGAAATCAACGGTTGAGAAAGTGGAAGATGTTAATAAAGTAACATTGAATATTAAAGAAAAGGACGAGTTGAGTGAAATATAAAATTGAAATAATATAAATGTAATAATATTATATTATTTATAAGATGAATATCACTCTTTCAGAACCGACGAAGGTAATTCAGTTTGCATCTATTATGAAAAATTTAAAAAATTTTAGTCAAGAGGTAGAATTTGTTGTAAGTGAAAATGGAGTATATACTCAGGGTATGGATGGTTCACATTGTTGTTTGTATGAAATGATTCTTAAAAATGATTGGTTTGATAAATTTGATACAGATAAACGATATGTATTGGGATTAAATTGTGAATTGTTAGCTAAAGTATTAAATTGTTTGGAGCAAAATCAAAAAATTATAATGCAATATACAGAAGATAGAGATGATTTATTTATTTCATTATGTCCGAACGATGGTGAATCGTCAATAGTAAAGGTATTTCATTTGCCCTTGATGGATATTGAAAGCAATCTTCTTGATATTCCTGATACCGAGTATTCAGCAGATATCGCAATGTCGTCGGTTGATTTTGGAAAGTTGGTAAATCAGTTAAGTATTTTTGGAAAAGATATTCTATTCGAATTGGGAGATACGATTAAAGTAACAGGAAAAGGAGATGATGGGAAAATGAGTGCAATGATAAAAGAAGATGATATTATTATGTATGCCGCCGAAGAAGATATGGATTTGAGTTTAGAATATGCGGGAGGATTTATTGTAATGATGACAGCTTTTTCAAAACTAAATAAGAAAATTCAGATACATTTTAGTTCAGAAATGCCAATGAAAATTCAGTATGGTTTAGATAATTTTATGGATAATAATGAAGAAGATGAAGAGGAAGACTCAGAGGATACAAATTATATTCGTTTCTTCTTAGCTCCGAAGGTACATGATGATTAAACAATATCAATAGGTTTGGAATTATAGTAAAATCTAAGGTAATAAATAATATATGCAAGGGGTAAATATGTACATAATACAAAATATGTAAGTTTAGTTTGATTTTTTTTATTGACTTCATAATTAAAAGCCTCTAAAAATATATTAGTAATATTATCACTTTTATCTCCAGTTAGTTTATATTCTAAAAGGCTGAGAAAACAACCTTTAAAATAAACAGCAAAAAAACCAGCTAAAGTAACACCTATCAATGCTCCAGTAGCAAAAATTTTTCTACACATAAAAATAGCAAACAATCCTCCGAAAGGAGCACTATAATGCCAAGCTTTAACCCAAGCTCCTAATGTTCTGTTTTTAATTTTAGATTTATCACATTTATCTAATAAATGGTTTATTAATTTATCTCTTAATATTTTATTTCTCGGCAATGATTCAGCACTCATATATTTAGTACGTTTATTTAAAAAAAATAAAAATATACACAATATTTAATGAATTTAAAGGAAATAATTTTGAACAAGAAAAAAAATAAAAATAAAACAAGAAGAAAAAGAAAGAAAAAAAAAAAGAAAAATAAAAATAAATGTGTATCAAATAAAAAGAAAGAGACAATAAAAGAATGTTTAAAAAAACATATTTTGATTCACGTAACGTTTATAGGATGTTTTTATGTTTTAAGTAAAAGATTTAATAAGAATATATTTGTATTATTAGGAACATTGATATTTGCAAGTTTTACAGGATATTTGGTTCATATTATATCACATTTAATATATTATACAGATGTGTATAATAAGACAGATAATATCTTAAAACATAATAAATATACTGATTTAATTATGAAGAAAGTTTGTAGATTTATGGATTTTCATAGAATAACTCATCACGATTCTAAAGTAAATAAAAAAAAAGAGAATATTTTGTATGAAGCAATTAATAATGCGTTTTTTCAGGGATTAGGATTAATAATTTTAATTCATTTTATTAAAAAAGTAGATTATATTATAATTGTATTTTGGGTATTATTTTATATTACAGTTCATAATATAAATTTGCTTTATATCCCATCATGGAGTCATAAGGATCATCACGAAGATGCTCTAACCAATATAAGTTTTGGGTTTGATTTTTATGATTTAATATTTGGAACAGGAGTTGAAACGGAATATAGACCTGATATAGTTATAAATATAATAACTATAACAGCGTTGTTATATTATACAGTTCCATATTTTATGAAAATAAAAAATTAAATGTTATTTAATATAACTTTTTCAAGAGATTTTTCTTCTTTTTTACCCTGATATGCAACCTTCATATTAGCAAAAATTAGTAATTTTCTAACAAAAGAAACAAAATTAAATTTAGTTAATTTATGTATTTTATCAGCAACTTCATCATAAGATAATATTCTAGGTTTTTCATCTGGATTATATATTTGGTTGATATATTGGTTGCCGTAGAATGTTGTCAAAAAATTATTATTTTGACAAGTTTCATAATGTGATACCATATATGCTTTCTTAACATGTTCTAAATAACTTTCTTTAAATTTACCGAAAGCAAGTTTTTTTAATATTTTTAGGGTATGTTTAACAACATTTTTTATATGTTTATTTTTTGTGGATATTTCAATAACTAAGAAACTTCCATATGGATTTGTATAATTATCAAGACCAACATTATATATCCATTGTTTCTTTTCTCTTAATTCTTCCATAAGCATAGATGCAATACCGCTTCCAATAAATTCTTTAAAGAAATCAATATAAAATACCTCCATATCTCTTTGGTATATTGGTGAATGAAATGCAAAAGCTAATGTGGTATTATCAACATTTTTATTTTGTAAATATTTTACTTCGATACCAGGTTTAAATATATCAGAGTATTTTGGTATGACTTTAATTGGTCTGGCTTTAGTTAATCTATTTTTTAATAAGTTAATACATTTTTTTTTAGAAAAGTTTCCAGAAATTACAAAAATCATATTTCCTGCCCCATAAAAACGATTACACCATGATTTTAATTCAGGAACTGTATATTTTTTAAGATTTTTAAGTTGTAAAGGCATATCATCTTGATAAATTAATCCTTCTATTCTAAATAACATACCATTTAATATATTATATAAGCCCATATTGGGATGATTTGCATGAATCATTAATTCATTTTGAACTGCTTTAATTTCTTTTTTCATTCTTGAAACAGATAATTCTGGATTTACACTGATACTAACAATATAATCGAGCATTTCTGTGGTAAATTGTTTAAGACCATGCATATAATATTGAATAGTTGTTTGTCCTGTACTGGCATTCATTAAAACACCTCTTTTTTTCCAATAAGCTTGACAACCTTTCGTGCCACATTTTTTCCACCCATCACATACAAGATGCTCTAATAAATGCGAAATACCAGCATTTTCTTTATTTTCATTTATAAAACCACTACTTATAAATGATTCAATCATTGTAGTTTTGGATTTGGGGTTGTGATTTAGTATAATTTTAAAATCATTTATATCAATAACTTCGTGTTTAGACATATATATATTTATTACGGAAAAAATTAAAATTTCCTTTCTAAAATAGTAATAATAATGATCAAATATTTTGTAGCAATATTTATATTTTGTGTAGTATTATTTTTATATTTACATGTTACCTATCATTTAAAAACCGGAGAAGATTTGGAAGTTTATACAATAGAAAGACCTTCAAAGGAGAAATTAGAAGAAATTTGCGATATTAGACAACCTGTTGTTTTTGATTTTTATAATGAATCCTTATTAAATAATTGTAATTTACTTAATTTAGATGATTTATATGGAGCATTTGATATTAATATGAGAGATATATCTAATAAAGATGAGAATTCTGAATTATATTTGCCGTTTTTACTAAAAGAGGCAATTAATATTTTTAATGATGATAAAAATGAAAAGTTTATTAGTGAAAAAAATCAAGATTTTTTAAAAGAAACAGGAGCAGTAAAAAATTACAGTTATAATGATGGATTTTTAAGACCACCTTTAGTAAGTAAATGTAAGTATGATTTTATGACAGGTTCAGTTGGGTCAAAAACACCATTAAGATATAATTTGAATTATAGAAATTTTTATTACGTTACATCAGGCAAAATAAATATTAAATTAATACCGCCTCATAGTAGCAAGTATTTATATTCTGTTAAAGATTACGATAATTTTGAATTTAGATCACCATTAAATGTCTGGAATGTTCAAAGTCAATATAAAACAGATTTTAATAAGGTAAAAGTATTAGATATAACATTAGAAAAAGGGCAAATTATCCATATACCTGCTTATTGGTGGTATAGTATTGAATATGAAAAAATATCAAGTGTTTGTTCATTTAAATACAGAACTTTTATGAATGTTTTAGCAATATCTCCACATCTTTTTTTAACAATGTTACAAGGACAAAATATTAAAAGGAATATCGCAAAAAAAGTTGATGAAGAACCTATTGTTAAATCCGTATCTGAACCCGAGTCAAAACTCGAAGATAAATAATATAAATACTAATTAATTAATATTATAATGATAACTATTTTACCTGATGAATTACTTATTACAATTATAACTTATTTAAATTATCGTAATGAAGAAATTATAAATTGTAGAATACTTAATACACAATTTAAAGATATAGTTGAACAACCAATAACAACACAAGGTTATCCTGATGTAAATAGAATATCTTTATGGTATTTTTCTATAGATTATTTACTTTATAGAAATGAGATAAATAGAGTAATTGTGGCAGCAAATAAAGAATTTGATGATAAATATATTAATATGCTTATTGATAAAGGATGGATATAAAATTGAAATTACTAATATTAAATAATTAATAGTAGTAATTATGCATTGTACCTATAAGTTGAGAATAATAGAAAGACAAAAAAATGATTTTGGATTAGTTAATGCTTACACATTAGCAGATGCTCCAATTCCCCATAAATTTAATCCTATTGAACATAAAATGTTTAACCAAGATATATTTACATACGAAAATGGTGATGTAAATATATTACATTCTTCAGCGAGATGTATGAAGGTAATCCCAGCTGTATTAGCATTAGAAAATTCTCAAACTTATGGTAGAATTAAAGATAAATTTCTATATAAATGCATTCCAGATGATAAAAGATTGCCTATTTTCTTGGTTCCATATAAAATTAAATTAGGATTTTCTAAAAGTATTAAAAATAAATATGTTGTATTTAAGTTTAGAAGTTGGGAAGGAAAACACCCAATTGGGTCTTTGACACAAACATTGGGTGATGTTAATCAACTTGATTCATTTTATGAATATCAATTATATTGTAAAAGTTTATATGCTTCTATTCAAAATATTACAAAAAAAACTATGCGAAAATTAAAAGAAAAAACAGAAGATGAATATATTGATATGATTAAAACGAAAAGTGATTTGAAAGATTATCGCGATATAAGAGATATTTTGAGTATAGACCCAACAACAAGTAAGGATTTTGATGATGCTTTTGATATTGAAAAATTAAAAGACGGATATAGAATCAGTATTTATATTTCCAACGTATCCTTCTGGATGGATGCTATGGATTTATGGAGTTCATTCTCTAATAGAATTTCTACTATTTATTTACCTGATAGAAAGCGTCCAATGCTTCCAACCGTATTATCCGATGCTCTTTGTAGTTTAACAGAAAATGATATTAGATTTGCATTAGAATTATCTTTAACTATTAAAGAGTTTAAGATAATAGATTTTGAATTTAATAATTGTGTTATTAAGATTAAAAGAAATTTAAGATATGATACAGATGAGCAAGAATCAAATAATGATTACAAAATTTTATTCGAACAAATAAAAATGATGAATCGAAAAAAGAAATATGTTGATTCGATAGATACAAGCCATGATGTTATTGCTTATCTTATGATTACTATGAATTATATATCTGCAAAAGAATTAATTCGATTGAAAACTGGTATTTTCCGTAGTGCCCAATTTGGTAGTAATTTTACTCCACCAGAACATATTCCAAAGGATGTCAGGAAATTTTTGAAACATTGGAATAGTCAAGGTGGTAAATATTCTAAAGATTTTGGACAACATGATATGTTGGATTTAGATGCATATGTTCATATTACAAGTCCTATTAGAAGATTGGTTGATTTACTAAATATTATGATACTTCAAGATAAATTAGGACTTTATAAAATGTCTGTTGAAGCTAAGGAATTTTATGAAAGATGGACAAATGATTCAAGTATAGAATATATAAATACTACTATGCGTTCTATTCGCCGTGTACAAAATGATTGTTCTTTATTGAAAATTTGTATGGATGACGAAGATACATTAAATACTATTTATGACGGATATATATTTGATAAACTGATAAGAAATGACGCATTATATCAATATATGGTTTATTTACCAGAATTAAATATGGTTAATCGTTTCACAAGCAGACACGACAAGACTAATTTAACAAAACAACTATTTAAAATTTATGTATTTACAGACCAAGTTTCATTAAAAAGAAAGATAAGGGTTGAAATCCAGTGAAAATTGAATCGTAAATAATAGAATAAATTTTTTATATATTACAATGTCTTTGTGGGATAAATTACCCCATGATATCATTCAACATATTTATGAATATGATTCAACTTACAGAGAGAAAATTAATGAAAGTTTAAAGTTAATTGAACATGTTTCTCCTACTTGTTGCTGTGATGGGGGTGAAAAAAAACGTTACAGACATTATTTTGATAATGGATACTTTGCTTTACCTCTTTGGGATTGGGAATGGAGACGTAGAAATGCTTGTCCAAAACACAACCCAGAAGATTTTGATAAAGATGGAAATCAAACAGAATACAACTGGAGAGATGCAGATTACAATATTCCAAATTATCATATAATTGAACAAAATTACAATCTTCCGGATATGACAATATTCTATCCAATTCATTCTATTGTCTTTCATTATGAAATCCGCACAGGACGTAATTGGTATAGATATAATGGAACAATTAACTATAATAAAATTATGTTAGATTTATGGATGTTTTCTACACGTAATAAAAATACTTATAAAATTCCTATTAAAACTTATTCTCGTAAAAAACTTAGTGGAGCAAGATTTATGGATATGACCCATGACCAGCGCACCATCGCAGCTTAAGTAATTGAAAATTGAAATAAATTTAAAATATTATTTTTTTTTATAAAAGAAAATAATAATGTGCGGAAAAACACCTGGTGATTGTTTGGCTATGTCTGTTTGTGGTTCAGTTGGATGTATCTGTTTCTTAGCATCAGCAGCGTCAATGTTTGGTTATATTTACAATGCTGGAGATAAACAGTATGAATTTTTAGGTGAAGTATCAATATATGCTGTTTTACTTTCATTCTTATTTATGGTTATTACTTCAAATATAAGAGCTGAATATAAAACAAATCCTTCTAATAAAACAAATCCTTCTAATAAAAAATCAACTAAAGTAATACCTTTAAACTCTACTGATGGTTTTCCTTAGTTTCTTCATCATCATCTACAAGTCTATCTCTACATATATTTTTACACATTTTTTTACAATTTTTTATCCAATAGGGACAACCACATTCTTCTAATCTTATTGAAAATACTACAAGTGTAAATACAGTCATAATAATTATAATAGCTATTAATCCGGGATTATTTGATGCAATATACATATACAATAACATCATTATTAAAATAACAAATGTTAATAATATATTATCTATACAACACGTTGGTGATACTTTTTCTCTACACATAATTAATTAGTAATGTACTTATTTCTTTAAAATGCTTTTATAAATCAATAGCTTATAAAATTGAATGCTTCTGTATATTATTGTAATGTTAATAAAAATGAACCGTTTCTATAACTTGCCTCAAGAATTAATTAATTATATATATAGTTTTGATTCAACAAAGAGAGAAAAATTTAAAGACACATTAGATGAAATAAATAAATGTAAAAATTTTGTTATTTGGAAAACATATAATTACCCAGTAACTATTATTAAATATGCTGTTAAATGGAAAAAAAAAGAATGTTTTGAAAAAGGACACACAATAGAAATAACTAAGCCGTTTAGTGTTTTATGTAAATGTAGAGATTGTGGTGCTGCTCAGGGATTTAATTATAGAGATAGTTTATATCATTATACACATTTACCCCGGCATTTACGTTGTCGGCATTATACTGATTATATTTAATATTAAATAACTATGGGTGAAAAAAAACAATTAAACTCTTTAATTAATTCTTGTTTAGATATTGATTTTGGACCACAAGTATTATTTTTACAATTATAATTAATTTTTTTTAATTTGTCAAATAACGCATCAGTTAATTCTATATCAAATTTAATAAAGTAGTGTGATTGAGTCGATTTATTTTCAGTTTCTTTATCAATAACTCCTGCGTTCACGCCTACACGTCTAAACGATATATCGTGTCTATCTGTTTTTTTTACAAATTTATAATTATTGGGTATAAGTTTTTTGGGGAGTATTCTGTCAACATCTTTTTTAATCCATATTTGGAATACACATGGCACATCATATTCTTTTTTATCAACTATAAATGAATTTTTAGGTAAATCATATTCGCATATAAGATGGAAATTTAGTGACCAACGTTTTTTTAAACTATCTTTTTTAAAACTTTTAGGTAATATAAATGAAACACTATCACCATATTCGCATGATTTTTTTATAAATTTAATAGCCATAGAAGATTGACGACCAAAAGGTGGATTACCTATAATATGCACCTTACTATTTGGTTTTTTATTTATTGTGTTATAATCATATTCTAAATAATCTTTCTTTATTATTTCATCATTTTCTGGTTCTAAATCATAAAATTTATAATTATTAAATAATGATTTTATACTATTAATAAATGAACCATTACCAGCACTTGGTTCAATACATAAATCTGTTTCTTCTATATTAATTTTTTCTTTTATTAACTCCATACATTTATTTACTATAGTTGAGGATGTATAAAATTTATCAATAGTTTCTCTTTTTAATCCTGTTTTTTTCATAGTTTATATATTATTTATAATATGTTTATTTGTTTAATCCATTTTATTAAAAAATTAATAGGGGAAACAACATCTAAAACAAGAAAAAATTTTTTTCATAGACCTAATATCTTTTTTTAATAAAGCTTCTTTTTGTTTGCTAATTTGTTTGAACATTTATATATTGGTTAGTTTAAAATGTCTTTGAAGAGTTTTGATAGCACAATTAACTTTTCCCATTTTAATAGCATGATTTACATATACATCTCTATCAGCATAAATAATTTTTTGTTTTTGATTTTCAATATTATCAAATGTATTTGATATTACAAGTAGCATATTATCTAATGAATCAACAGTATATGGTATTCTAATTAAAATTTTTTTTTTTGATTGAATAATATATTTATTTTTTTCTTTATCATTTATTTGTCTTTTAATAAATGACTTTATACCATCTTCTTTATTTCTACCAAATGCTCTTTTTTTACAAATAAAGTGGTCAGGTTCTCCGTCTAATTCAACATAAATTTCATAATTATGATAATGTATAATAAAATCTATTATATGCGTTTTATCTTTAATTTTTATTCTCACTTCTCGTTCGAAATTATTTATATTTAATAATTTTAAAATCTCTAATAAATTTCTTTCTAAAACTGACATAGTAGTTTTAAATTTATTTTTATCCCAATTAATGTTTGGATAAATTATTTTACAAAATGCGTATACACTACCAATATGATTAATAATTGTAGCACCGCCTTTATATTTTTCAAATATTTTTCTATTAATTTTATACCAATCCTTTGGTTCTAATATATTATATTCTTTTTCAATTATTTTTGAAAATTTTTTTAAATTTTCAGTATTAATATTATTATCACTATCTAACCATTTTTTTCTATGATTTTTGAATAGTAAATCATTAAACTCAAAATTAGGATATAATATTTTAAGTAGTGCTTTTATTGTATATATACTAACAATAGTCTCACCATTATATTTTTTAAAATCTTCTCTTGAAATATTATACCAATGTTCTGGTTTATTAAAACCCAATTTTTCACCTAAGTATAACATATAATTTCTTATATTTTTTTTATCTCGTAAAGTTCCGTTGCTAACCCTATCAAAGTCCCATATAATCCAATTTTTTTCTGGATATAAAGCGCAAACCAATTTGAATATACATTTTTCGTATTTTTTAAATAAAGTAGAACCGTGGTCATCATACATTTGATCACATGTAAGATGAACTAAATCATCAATAGAATATCCTAATTTCTTTCTTTTTACATCCATATAGTATCTTTGATTTTCTATTTTATTCCACCAACCATTTTCCATATAATTAAATTTCCACGGAATAAAATTAAAATTTGGAAAAATTTCTCTAATTATATCTTTTAAACTTCTTATATGATTGTGGTTTCTATAACTAATTATAGAACCTAAGTTGTTTTCTGTAAAATTAAAATCTTGAATATCATACCAATCTTCATAACAATTAAAACCAAATTTTTCACTTAGCCAACCGAAAGCTTTTTTTCTATTATCTAATTTTTTCATATATCCATCTGGAGTTAATATCTTACCAGTTTTTGATTTATTTTCCCATACTATTCCATTGCCATACTTACAATAATAGCAAATTGAATGATGATTACGGTCATGAGCACATTTTAATTTTTTACCATTATAATATCTTACCTCTCTATTGATATTATAATAACCTTTTTCAGTTGGTTTATTTTTACCTCTTGAACTTTTTATAGGTAATGTATTTATATCTATATTTCTTTCATTAATTTCATCTTCTAACAAAATGTTATATTGTCTTATTACTGATAAATAATCACTCATTCTTAATAACAAATAAAAAATTTATTATTAAATCAATTTATAATTAGATATAGAGGCTCTGATTTGTAGCTATGCTTTTAAGCACACTATCTTTTACAAAACTGAGAGTATGTA